TGCACAAAAATTTATGTATCCAGGTGAATATAAAATATCAAAGGCAAAAGATCATGAATAAAGAATGGTTTAGCGCACAAGAATTGGAAGGTTTAGCAGGGTTGCCACGTACTCGCCAAAGCATCACTGTAAAAGCGAAAAAAGACAATTGGGAAAACAGACCTCGCCAAGGCAAAGGCGGCGGCAAGGAATACCGCTTATCAAGTCTGCCTAAAGAAACTCAAGCCGTCTTAATTAAGCGTGCTCACCTAGTATCAAAAGATAAAAATATTGATCCGCTCACACTGGATGAAAAGTACGACATAGCAGAGCGAAAAGCGAATTTTACATACTGCCGTGAAAGTCTTTGGAGTCACTACGATAGCAAAAAACAGTCAGCTAAAGACAAGGCAATGGAGAGGCTTAAAGCTATTGTGGCAGTACTCGCACTGCATGATAGCGGAATGAATTTTATTGAAGGCTGTAAGGAAGTAGCTAGCCAAATCGAAGACCAAGCGGGAAAGCAAGTTAAAGGACTTAGCTGGTCAAGCATTCGAGATATGTGGCACGGAAAAACAAATAAACCTGGTATTAAGCTTTATCGTCGTGATGACTGGTTGCCCGCTTTAGTTCCCGGCTATGTCGGACGTACCGCGACCGCCGAATTTACCGAAGAGGCATGGGATTACTTTAAGGCAGAATATCTGCGTTTAGAAAAACCAACAGTAACCGCATGTTACTACCGAATGGCGCGCATTGCACCGGATCATGGTTGGCAAATCCCAAGCTTAAAAACCGTGGAACGCCGCACTAAGAAGCTGCCCATCGCAGAAGTAACACTGCGTCGCGAAGGCCATGAAGCCTTGATGCGCCTCTACCCTTACATGGAGCGCACAGTGCGTGATATGCACGCTCTGGACCATATTAATGGTGACGGTTATCAACACAATGTGTTTGTGAAATTCCCAGATGGCGAGATAGTGCGCCCAAAAACTTGGTATTGGCAAGATATATTCAGCCGCAAGATTTTGGGTTACCGAGTCGGAAAAACTGAAAACACCGACACCATACGTGTGTCGTTTGGTGACATTGTTGAGAAATACGGCATTCCAAATCACGCCACTATCGATAACACGCGCGCAGCGGCAAACAAAGCAATGACAGGTGGCTTGCGTAATCGCTACCGTTTCAAGATTAAAGAAGACGATCCACAAGGGATATTTGTCGCATTAGGTGTTGATGTCCACTGGACAAGTGTAGATCAAGTCACCCGCAAAGGACACGGGCAGGCTAAGCCAATTGAGCGTGCTTTCGGTCGGGGTGGTTTGGGTGAATACATCGATAAAGTGCCAGAATTCGCTGGTGCGTACACCGGTGAAAATCCGACGGCAAAACCCGAAAACTACGCCTCTAACATCGTTGATCATGCCGTGTTTTTAGAAGTAGTCGAACGTGAAATCGCTTATTGGAACCTTCGCGAAGGTCGTCGAACCGAAATGGCCGCAGGTATAAAGAGTTTTGAACAAGTGTTTAATGAGTCTTTCGCCAAAGCCACCATTCGAAAAGCAACAGAAAGCCAGCGTCGTCTATGGATGTTGCAATCTGAACCCGTATTAGTTAAGTCCGACGGCACTATTAATACAAAAGCGGGTTCGGCAACTGGCGTTGGTTTTAATCGATATGTGTCAGACACATTGCTCCAATATCGTGGACATAAAGTCATTGTGCGTTTTGATCCAGATGATCTGCATAAAGACATTGCTGTCTATACGCTAGACAACCTATATATATGTGATGCTCACCTTGATTCAGCCGTTGGTTTCCGCGACACAGATGCTGCCAGAGAATACAACAAGCAAAGAAATCGTTTTGCCAAAGCTACCAAGATTGCATCTGCTGCCCAAACTCAAATGGATATTAAAGCGGCTGCAAGGTTGCAACCAATCACACCAGAGTCAGACTTACCAGGTGCAGGCGCTGTGCAGGTAGAGTTTCAAAAACAACCTAAAGTGGTTAACGGTTATGCATTGTCTGAAGATGAAGACACCACAAGCATTTATCCGCTAGGGGCGCCAAAAAAGGAGGAGGAGGAAGATTATCAGAGTAATTTTTATGAAGCGATGCAGGATTTTAGAACAAAGAAATAGCGGTTTAAACGCAATGGAATAAGGGTTTCAAGGTCGTTTAAACCACTGATCAATCAAAAATAACCAATCTAAAAAGGATTATACATGCAAATTGAGCAAGATTTAAGAGGAAAAGTGGCCAGCCTGTTAATGCAAGGCGAAATGAGTCAGTCCAAACTTAGCAAGGAAACAGATGTCCACGCATCTGCTTTAAGCCAATGGCGCAAAGGCGTATATAAAGGTGACAACAACGAAATCGAGCGCAAAATAAAGCAATGGTTTGACAAGCAAAATGCGCAGAAAATAAGTGCATCTACCTTGCCAACCGCACCGAAATTTGTGCCAACACCAACTGCACAGAAAATCATTAATACACTGACCTATGCGCACATAGCATCTGATCTAGTCATTATTTATGGTGGCGCAGGAGTTTCTAAAACCACTGCCATAAAGGAATACGCTGCCAATTCCAATAATGTTTGGATAGTTGAGGCAACACCATCTCGCAATACGGGTGGGTCTTTTCTTCGTGCAGTGGCCTATGCCTGTGGAATGCGTATCCCCAGAGGTCATGCAGATCAGCTGGAACGGGAAATTATTGAGCGCCTAACGGATACGGAAGGTTTATTGATTGTCGATGAAGCCCAGTTCCTAAATGATAGAGCTTTGGAAAACGCAAGGAGGCTAGCAGAACTGTCGGGCGTTGGTCTTGCTCTTTTAGGCAATGAATCTGTGTATGGCCAGTTAATCGGTCAACGTAGAGCCGCAGAATATGCGCAGTTATTTAGCCGGATTGGAAAGCGCTTGCGATTGACAAGACCAACTAAAAAAGACGTCGACATGATTGCAGAAGCATGGCAGCTAGGCAAAGATGAGACTATCTATTGTCAAGATATTGCAAGTCGGCCAGGGGCATTGAGAGGGCTAAATAAAGCTATACGACTGGCAAGTATCTTCGCTAAGGGCGAGAAAATAACCACGAAACATTTAAAGGCATCTTGGGCTGACCTAACAGGAGAATGATTATGGCAAAAGAAAATCTGCCATTTCCACAACTATCAATCCATATACGTTCGGCTGAACGCGCTGAATCTGATTGGATTGCTGTACAAGCCTGCAATAGAGAAAAGTCGATTGAAGTAGGCCTTGTTTTAGATGGAAAAAGTGGCTCTATATTACTGGAAGAGAACGAAGTCAAAGCACTTATAGGCGCATTAAAACTGGCCAAAAACTTTATCAAAGATGGAGAACAACTATGAACAGAGAATCAAAAGTAACTGACCTACACCAAAAACGTGCCGCATGCGACATGATATACAAGACCGCCAATGCCCAACGCGCAATCGCATTTTGCGACGCCCACGACCTTACGCCGCTACACATTACTGTCGACGTAGATACGGATACCCCAATTATCACGATCGAACCACCAGAAGACGACAGATTATTAACCAACCCGGTGCAGCTCGGATCATCAATGATGTGCAAGCAGCTCCGCTTTAGCGGCATGCCAATAGCCGAATTAATTTGGCCAAGAATCGAATAAGGGAGAATGACGATGACACTTGCATACAGCTTAGGTTTAATCGCCGCATTTATGATTGGCGGCATATTCGGGGTGCTATCAATAGCAATATTTAACATCAACAAGCCAGATTACACAGAAGAGGAGCACTTTTAAATGAATATCGACTCACCAGAAAACTACATGAAAGACAGCTCTGGGCGTTACGTCCCTGTCAGTCTTGTTAGCGACATCGACAAACAGCGGGACGACATCGTTCAAGAAATCGTTTGTCATGCACAAGAAGTCAATAAAGCAATCGCAAAGTTCAAAAGCCAAACCTTTGGTGATATTGAGGCTTTTATTGATCTGTCTGCTGAGAAATACGACGTCAAAATGGGTGGTCAAAAAGGCAATGTCACTCTAATGAGCTACGACGGCCGCTTTAAAGTCCAGCGTGCGGTAAGCGAAAACATTGTTTTTGACGAGCGTTTGCAGGTCGCCAAAGAACTCATTGATGAATGCATTCATAAATGGACACAAGGCACCAATGACAACATCCGTGCGCTGGTTGAACACGCCTTCCAGACCGACAAAGAAGGCAAAATAAACACCGCCCGTATCTTTAGCCTGCTCAAGCTAGAAATCAAAGATAAAGGCTGGCAAAACGCCATGGAAGCCATCAAAGACAGCATTCAGGTGTCTGGCTCAAAAACCTACATTCGCATTTATGAGCGAATCGGAGCCAGTGAAAATTACAAAGCAATACCGCTAGATATAGCAGCGGTTTAGGAGGGTTTATGAGCGCCCTAACAAAATGGACAAGGCCTGAGAAATACGAGGACATCAAACCTTATGACATTCAGGCCGTAAATGAAAAGCTATCGTCCGAAATGGTCGAAAAAGCCAAACGGATAAATGATGCAAAAGAACGCATCCTCGCCAAACAAATGGGATGGGATGCACTGGAAATGGGAGATAAAAATGATTAAATCACACCCACATGACGAAGAGCCAACTCGCAACACCGGCGCCATAATTATCTCAGAATTGGAAGATGGCGATTGGTACCTAGTCAAAATAGCCGAATTCTCCACTGTGCATGGCTGGTGCCGCGATTTAAAGCCCCATCAAAGATGGATATACGAAGACGACATAACCAATCAAATTGTCAAATAACCACAGGCCTGGTCAAACAGGCCATTAATTAAAGCGCCGATGAACGCCATTTAATCGACGTTTTAATTAATGAAATTCAAAGGTATGAATCAAATGAGCACTGTTAGAAATACTCAAATCGCAAAGATTAAGATTGCCAAAAAAGACTTGGGCATGGATGACGAAACCTATCGTGACATGCTAGAGCTAGTCACTGGCAAACGCTCTGCTGCCGATCTCGACTTTAGCCAGCGCAATGCCGTGCTGCATCATTTGGAAATCAAGCTCGGATGGAAACCAAAGAGGAAAAAAGTTGGCCCTAAAAAACGGCGTGTAACGTCTCAGGCCGACAAGATACGTGCGCTTTGGATTGAGTTGCACGAGCTTGGCATTGTCAGAGACAAATCAGAATCCGCATTGATGACATACGTTAGACGCATGACTAACGGCAAATATGCCGCGCCACAGTTTTGTGATGCAGCAACCGCCAGTCGCATGATCGAAACCCTTAAAAAGTGGAAACATCGTGAACTGAAAAAGCGTGAACAAGAGGAAGCAAATCGTGTCTGAATCAAACCAACAGGATTTTTTCGGCGACCAGATCGAAGCCACGACAAAGCAAGTGCTTGCCGCAATCGATGGCCTAGAATCTGCCGACATGAAAAAAATCTATGCCCAGCGTCTAGTCGAGATCTACGAGCTACACGCGCACGTTATCCAGCAAGTAGCAGGCATTACCGGTGCCGAAAATCACAAGCTATCAGCTGCGCTAGTCGCATCAATCGGTAACTATTTTGGTGGGGTCAGCTTTTATCTGCCTCATAACGACAAGCTAGACCGCTTTATCCGTGATGTTCAAATATACAAAGCCTTTGATGGCGACAATGTGACCGAGCTCGCCAAAAAATTCCGCGTCTCCCAACAAACAATCTACACCGCCATCGCCAAACAACGCGACCTACGTCAAAAGAAACTATTCTAGGACACCGATAATGTTTGAATCACTAAGACAATACGCCCTTACGCCAGACCATTTTGCCAGCGATCAAACAATAGAATGGTTGCTCCCAAATTGTATCGCTAAAGAAACCGTCACCCTGTTATATGCGGAGGGTGGTCAAGGCAAAAGCTTTGTTACCACTGCGCTCGCACAATACGCACTAACAAACGGAATGAGGTGTCTATATCTTGACTACGACAACTCAAAAATAGCCATTGCGGAACGAGGGCTACAAGAAAAGCTTATCGGATATCGCAAAAACATCATCTATATCCACCGCTCAACTACCAACCTGCACGCATCAGATATGATCAATAACATGCATGAAGGCGCAGTAAAAGATGGATATAAAGACACCTTAATAGTACTAGACAGTCTCAAAAACTTCTTTGACCTTGGCAATGACAACAAAGCCAACGAGGCCATGAAAAAGATTACCGACCTGCGTGACGCCGGAGCCACAATTATCATCATTAGCCATACCAATAAATCAGGATCAAACTACCAAGGCTCAAACAACATCCGTGATGCGGTTGATGCTATGTACCGTATCGAAAAAACAGAGTCAAAAGAAGGCGAATTGCGCGTCATCCTAAATTCAGAAAAAGAACGCCTACCCGTCAAGGATACGGCACTATCAGTCAAAGTCAGCGATCTATCCTTATCGTTAATTGACCTAACCGTCGCACGCATTACTGAGGCCGATAGGATATTTATTGGAGATATTAAGTCAGTGATTGCCAAACAACCAGGTATCAACAAGCGCGATCTACTAGAGGAGGCAGGTTACTCAATTGATCATAAACAAATGCGTACCAAGCTAGAACAGTTTGAAGACCTTTACTGGGTAACCAAAAAAGGTGCTAAAAACGCCACGCTATATCATCTAATAGAGAACTAACCAACCTAACCAAACAGACCATACTAAACACAAACCCTGATAAATAGGGGGTTTCAGACTGGTTTAGTTTGGTCAGCGACAAGGGCACCCAAAAAACTTTGACAAACCCAAAAAAACCAGTAATATAGTGACCGAGGCTTCAGACCCTTACAGGCGGTGAAATTAAAACCGCCAAAATCAGGCAAAACTGAGTGAATAATCACCAGGCCTGGTCATTATTGGCGGTTTTTTTGTATCCAAACTCCGAGCATTACACCATGTTCGGGAGTTGGCTTAATACAAGACCCTTCGGGGAAATAAGCCAGCCTGCCCTGTCAGGTCTGAACCTCCCGAACACCCATTAATCCAGATAGTGGGTAACTTAATGTAATACAGGGAGTCACATCATGTGCAAAATCAACTTAAATCAAACCTCAGTCCTATCCATCAACTACGCCGACCTTGGCAATGGCTTTACCGAAACCGTATCCGCCACAGAACTGCACCAGTTTTTAGAAGTAAATGACCGCTTCGACCAATGGATTAAACGACGCATTGAATTATTAGGATTTGAAGAAAATCAAGACTTTACAACGCACAAAACTGTGCGTAAGGGTTTATTAAGTCGTGAATACACCGAGTATTTCTTAACCATCGAAGCCGCCAAACACATCTCTATGGCCGAGCGTAATGAAAAAGGCCGCCAAGCCCGTAAATACTTTATTCA